CGGCTGGCCTCCAGTATCGTACTTTCAGGTACTACTCGTCAACTGTAATCCTTGTGCTTCAGTGTAAGACTCATGTACTACAGTCCGTGGTTGCTTCTATTAGTAGGCCTAGTCTGTCGCTTGTGTCTGTAGCTCTAGTCTATAGTTCTAAGGTCTGTAGCTCTCAGGTACAGTTCTGTGTACTAAGCGCTTACAGTCTGCGGGACGCAGTAGGCTTTCCAGTGTACTGGTTATAGATGCAGGGTTGGTTGTGTAGTATAGGTACTGAAACTAAGGTACTAATTCCGTGCTAAGCCGAAGGGCTAACAGTAGCCTTATGATGTAAGCAATGAGGCGAAAAGCAGTAAACAGATGGCGCCCATAGACGCACACAATGGGCCTAGCATGGCCGATAGCCCGAGCCTATAGCCCAGCCTGCCGTCCAGCGCCTAACAGGCACGCGCCCGTGCGCTATGCGAGCGCCCGTGTGCGCGTAAGAGCAAGCTCTATGCCAAGGCTAGTGGCACGGCTCTTGCTACGCGCCCGCGCTACGTAGCGTGCAGGCCCGCGCGGGTGGGAGGCCATGGGGGAAACTACGCGTGCGTTTATCGGAGGTGCCCCCTCGCTTTAGCATAACATTTTTAGCTTTTGCTTTGCTGATAGTTAACCCAAGCGTAGCCACCGTATGCGCCTAGGACTAGCGTTACGAACTGGCTACCATCGACATGCTGATAGGCTCTTGCCCAACAGGCCACCCCGACGACTAGCAGAGCCAGCCCAAACTTGCGACTGAGAAACTTATTCATAGCCTTTAACCTTCGGTCATGGCGACTCTAGGTCGCTAGCCCACTCACGTAGAGCGGCCTTATCAATGTTGCAGAGGCGGAGAGCATTCTGGTAGGCTAGGTTAGCCTCGGCCAGTTCTCCGTTGGTCCGGAAGCTAACAATAGGCTCAGGGCAGTGGCGCATCAGTTCCGGGCTTGGGCTCTCCCTCACGGTCTGAACCGTTGAGCAGGCTGGCAGGGCCAAAATCAGACCCATCAGAACCGCCTGAGAGCGCTTTTTGGACAGTGGTTGGTACATCGGTGTCACTCCATGCCTTTTCGGCTTGTAGGGCTTCTGAGAGGCCTTGCTGGGCATCGGCCAATTTGCGGGCCTGTGAGGCGATTTCTCGCTCTCTGGCTACGAGGGTGGCCGCGTCTTTTTTGCGGCGCAGGGCGGCCTGTTTCTGTGCGTCTGTGAGGGTTTTGACCTGCACTTCCAGCACAGCAGCCTGTTCCACCTGCTTCTTGAGCATGTACCCCATGCCGCCGAGGGCTAGCACTAGGGCAGCGATGGCTGCGATGAGGTACTTAGTCATAAGCGTAGCTTTCGGTGATGTAACCATCACAATTCTTTGATCCAGTAGATAGAAGTAGGCAAGGCCCAAGGCGCTGCGGGCCAGAATGGCTTGAATCCAGCGGCGATAAGGCCCCTTGCGCTAGACCAGCTAGTGGTTGTGCAGTCGGAAACACAGTGCGTAAAGCCCTTGGCCTTCCAATCAGCCAACCCAGCAGCTATCAGCTTGCCGTAGATGCCCTTGCCACGATAGGCGTTACAGACACCTGCACGGGAAAGGTAGGCAGTGTTATGGCCCACATCACTAAAAGCGACGAAGCCAATAGTCTTGCCCGCTTCACGCGCTAACCACCATGACCCATCGGCGGTCGGCATCAAGGGCTGGTCGCCCGGCAGGCAGCGGCGCTGGAGCGCGTTCAGCCCAAGCAAGGACGCTGGAGTTAATGCTTGCTTGATTCTCACGGCTGCATCCAGTCTCAAAGGTCTTGCGCTCATCGGCGCGGCGGGTTGTAAGGCCCCGTAGTTCAACGAGCTTGCCATTGACGCGGCCCTTGTTCCATCGTGGGAACTGAGCGCCAGCGCCCCAGCAGTCGCCAGCGTTGAGCTTGCGGAGAAGGGTAGAAGAAGCAAAGTTCCCCTCGCCTATGTTGAACACAAGGCTGGTGAGGGCGTCGAACTGAGCTTGGGTAATCTTGGTGGTGACTAACCGGCGTACAGCAGCTTGTGCGTACTCGGAGTCTTCTAGCAGTAGCTGAGCGCAGCGCTCATCGCTGAGTTTCTGGCCTAGCTTGGCGGTACGGGTGTGGCCTGCACAGACCGTGACCACGCCGACAGGATCGACGTAGGCCGCGTTCATCATGCCTTCGTGCTTCACGATAGCCCCAACGCCGAGGGCGCTGAGGGCTAGTACGGAAGCAGCCACTCGTTGTCGAATGGTGCCGATCATGATTAGACGATGCCGTTGGTCACTGCGGTAGCGGCGAAGCTAGCAGCTTGGTTGTCGGACTCGTCTTGCAGGCGAAGCTCGACGTTGCCCGCGTTCTGCGTGTAGGCCACAGACACGGCACCAGCAACCAGCGGAGCGCTGAGGTGCAGGAACACGAAGGGGCCATCGACCACAACCTTGGTGACGGTACGTGCTTGCACGGTGACGGCGAAGTCGGTGACCAGCGGGACGCGCTTGGGGTCCAGACCTTCGGAGTACGTCAACACGATCACGCTAGGCTGCGAAGCGCTAACGCTACGGGCAGCAATCACGGGCACGGTGACATCACGGAAGCCGTTGATGGCAGCGGCGCAAGCCGTGAAGAAGTCATGCAAGGGGTCTGCCGTACTGGAGATACCACCGTTGGCAGGGATGCCAGCGTTGATTTCGACAGCCGAGATAGCCTTGGCAGCTTCGATGCGGATACGGATGCCGTTCGACAGAAGGCCGGGGGATGGGAGGTTTTCAACACGCATGGTGGTTTCCTAGTGAGGCGGCAGTTACCTGCGGCGCTTGAGCATAGACGACCTTTTGGATGTAGGTGCGTCGTAGCGATTGTACCCAAGTGGGTCTGAGATTGCTTCGGCGTGAGCCTTAGCGGCGAGTGCAGCAAGCTGCTTCTTTTGGTCTAGCGAGAGTGCTTCATTGAAGTGGCGGACCAAGCCCTCAACGGCGTCAATGCGGTCGTCATGCACCAAAGCATTACGGACCCGGCACATCTTGGACAACTGATAGAAGAAGCTATACGTCAGGCGCAGTGCGGCTTGATAATGCATACTCGTTTCGAGGTCTTCGCGGATAGCGGCCTCGGTAACGATCAGTGATCCACGGCCAATGACAGGCTCAAGGGTGTTGATGATGCGGGCCTCTTTCTGCCCGGTAACCATGTCGTCCTCAATACCAGCACTAGGCAACTCCTTGCGGAGCACAGGGGTGAACACAGCGCGGAAAGCGCCATAGCCCATGTTCTTCTCAATCTTCACGACCATCGGCTTTGCAGCAACGTCAGCGAAGCGCTTGATCCTTGCGGCCAGCGCGTTCATCTTGTCGTTCTCGTAGCCACCGGGGATACCGCCAACGGCCAGCAGGTAGACATTCCCGTTAAGGAAGCCACCAATGGCGTAAGCAGTCTCGTCGGCATTGGCTCCACCGCCAGCGGGATCGATGTAGCAGACAACGCTTTGCAGCTTGGCTACCTCGGGGCTGACGCTGTGCGGCACGGTCAGCTTGAAGCTGAACTCATGCGCTGCGTAGTCGCGGAGCTTGTCAGAGGTCATCCCTCGTACAACGGCCAGCGGGAAGTTACCGCCAGCAGACTCAATAACCACCAGACGTTCAGTCTTGAGCGGGTACTTGAGTGCATCCATCATCGCAGTGTTCAGCATGTGCTGAAGCTGGAAGTAAGCCTGACCTTGGTCGCGCTCTTTCTTCTGCAATGCAGCCTCGTCGAGCAAGCCGACAAGCTGATCGTCCACGGGCATACCCTGATCGCCCAGCAATCCACCACCAGTGGCGAGGCTCGGGTTACGAGCAAGGCGCTGAGCGATGAGAGGGGCCAGATTCGAGCCGTAGTGCTCCATCTGCTCGGGCGTAGGGTAACGACCGGGCCAGATACGAACAGTCACGCCACGACCGGGCAAGCTGTTGTAGATGGATTCCATCGTCTGAGGCGTGCCTAGCCAGATGATCCGTCCTGAGCCGTTGATAGACGTAAAGTCTTTGGTAAGGTGAAGCAGCTTGGCCCGTTGGGTGGGTGTAGCTGAGTTCTTGCTGGACTCGATGTCATCAGGGATGAGCAAGTCGGCGCGACGGCCCTGCAAGTTAGCGTCGATACCCACGCAATCCACGGAAGCGGACTTGTCGATACCCTTGATGCTGTGGTGCAGGTCGAAACCTTCAACGGAAGTGCGGTCACCCGCAGCCTTGTCAGGCCGCATACACTCAAGCACATCCATGTTCATGATGAGCCGAACGATCAGGGTGCTGATGTCGGTCGCCTGCTTGCCGCCAGCCGACACGATGAGCACACGCCCCGTAGGGTTGTGGATCAAGTACCAGACAGCGAAAGCTGCGGCGATGGTCGTCTTAGCCTGTGATCGCTGAGCCTGCACCATAAGGTACTGTGGGCCGTAGGCGATGTAACCACCAATGTCGCGTTGGATGTCGGTGGTCGTAAAGCCCAGCTCTTCCATCACATCCTCAAGGAATGGGACGAAGGAAGAGTAGTGCTCTTGTACGAGGTTAAGCTGATCTAGCCGGGTATTGGCTAGCAACCCGCTTTCGCGGGCCTTCATTGCATCATCCCCACGCCGCCGTTAGCGACAGAGAAGGCTTCAGCAGCCTCATCCAACGCAGCCTGTGGAATCTTGCCCTTGCGGCGGTCAGCAAGTTTCTTGCTAAGGTCGCGCAGTGCTTCATTCTCAGTAGCGTCAGCGGTGATGTTGTTGTTCTTGAGGAAAGCGATAGCCGCGCCCAACAGGGCAGGGCTAGGCCGGACACGCTTGGTGCCCTTCTCGGTGCCTTCTTGGTCGAAGACAGGCTCGTCGTAGCCTTCGACCTGTTCGGTCAGAGCGTCGGCTACCTTCTGGTGCAGAGCACCTAGGGACTTGTCACTTGCTGCCATTGCGGACCTTCCACGGAATGTAGATTTTGTCTCGGATCAAGAAGACCAGAGAGACTACGGTGTAGACGAGGGTGGCTACAAGCACCCAATCCTGAAGGCTGATGCCGTAAAGGGAGAGGCCTGTAACCGCAACTGGCGGGGAGATACGCACGGCCTCGACGGCCAGTTCGGTTTTAGTGCTCATGATCTATTAAGGTCGTTCTGTTTCAAATTCCCAACTAGCGCTTTGTGTAACGCCAGTACGGGTGTCTCTAACTTCCCACACTGTGGTAACGTACATGCTAGAGTCTAACCTAGCAATGACAAGGCCAGTACCTAGGGGTGTCCAAGGGGTGAACACATCGCTAGCAGGTGGAGTAGCACCAAGCAGCAACAAAGGCTGATTGTTGGGGGCTAGCCATTTTGCCCTCACCTCTGTAAAGGGGCCGTAGTTGATGCCTCGTTTGGTAACCCAGCTAAGTATGCTAGAGCTTCCTGAGTAGTCGCCAAACTGAGTAATGCCAAAGTCCACGTTACCCGTGGTGGTTTGTGAGCTATAGTTAAACTGCACGTTTGCGTGCCGAGGAGTCTTAGATGTAATCCATTCAAGAATCCGCCGTGTGGTCATACGATGTCTCCCGACAGCACGGCTGTAGTAGCAGCAGTCTTGCGGACAGCCACAAAACCCTGGGGCAGCATAGTGCGGGAACCAGCTAGCAGACCCAAACCAGCTACCCGGATCGTAAGGCCCGTGGTAGTAATCAGGCATGAGCCGTCACTGTCCAGTCGCATGAATCCAGTTTCTCCAATGGCTAAGCCAGAGAGGTCCAGAGCAAGCGTAGCAGTAGTGGTGAACACCCACAACTGGTTAGGAAGCAGGCTAGCTGATACAGGCAGGGGGTTAGCAGCAACAGCAGCAGACGCGGCAGCGTTCACCGCAGACGTGTTAGCAGCCGTGGCGGAACCAGCAGCCGCTGTAGCGCTGTTGCCAGCATTGGTGGCACTAGTAGCAGCAGCAGTAGCCGACCCAGCGGCAGCGGTGGCACTATTACCAGCGTTCGTAGCCGAAGTGGCCGCGCCCGTAGCACTAGTAGCAGCGTTGTTAGCGTGGGTGAGAGCAAGCCCAGCCTGCGTGGTAGCTGTAGAAGCCTGAGTCGTGGCGGTGGTTGCAGAGCCCGCAGCAGCAGTAGCGCTGTTACCGGCGTTAGTTGCGCTAGTAGCAGCAGCCGTGGCTGAGCCAGCCGCAGCAGTAGCACTAGTCGATGCGTTACCGGCCTGAGTTGTAGCTACGCCAGCCTGCGTCGTAGCCGTGTTGGCCCCCGTAGTAGCCGTGCTAGCTGAGCCAGCCGCAGCGGTAGCGCTGTTGCTAGCGTTGGTGGCTTGAGTGGTGGCCGTAGTGGCAGACGTAGCAGCACCAGACGCGCTAGTGGAAGCGGCACTAGCAGACGTAGCTGCGTTAGTAGCACTGGTAGCAGCAGCAGTGGCTGACGTAGCGGCGGAGTTCTTGTGCGTGTTGGCAGTATCCGCGCTAGCTGCACTTGCCGTGGCAGAGTTGCCAGAGGCAGTAGCACTAGCAGCCGCGTTGGTGGCGCTTGTAGCAGCAGCCCCTTGACTTGCCAGCGCGGCAGCAGCGGAAGCAGCCGTAGCCGTTTCAGCAGCGTCGATAGCAGCAATGCCAGAGTACAGGTCAAGCGCGTCAGACAGCGCCTCTTCCACCACAATGCGGTTAGCGCTAGTGACTGAACGGTCAGCAGCAGTCTGCACCCGGTCAGCTTCAGCAGCTACCTCGGAAGCAGCAGCGGCCAACTCAGAAGCGGCGGCAGCAAGAGCGCTCAAGCCAGCGGCCTCAGC